CAATGGCTTTACGTTCATCGCCATTGGCTTGATCTGATACCAGAATGGATATGTGATCGAGGATGATGTACCTAACACCTAGTACCTTGACTTGGTAGCGGAACCTAGCCAACACGTTCTCGATCTGGTTGGAGCCAAAGGAATCCCATAGTACAACACGGTCATCTAGATCTAACGTATTGAATACGTACTCTACCTCATCAGGGGAGTAATCACATCCGGGTAGGTGTATTGGTTTGTTGATCTGTAGACCCACTAGTCCACGGGCAGTACGGTCAGGTGTCTCTTCAAGGAATGCTAGACCTATCCTCTCGTTGGTCTGCGATGCAACGGAGAAGACTAGCTCACGCATGAACGTAGACTTACCTAACCCAGACCCAGAACAGATGGTGACTAGCTCAGTTGGTCTCATGCCAAACGTCATGTCATCCAGTCCCTTGTAGGGATAGCGTACCTCTGCCTCCATCAGTGGCTTCTTCATCGCCTCACGGAGTGACCCTATCATCACCATGCCGTCAGGTGTGTACACCTTTGCAGCCCACCACCGTTTGATGAAGTCATCCTTGTCGGCATTCATCAGATAGTCGGAAGCATCCTTGTGTTCTCCGTGCTGATAGATCTTTGCCTTACCACCAAACAGATCTGCACACTCATGTGCCGCCTTCTTACCATGCTCATCGTTGTCAAAGCAGAAGATGATGTTGTCGAATAGATCGAGGAACTCGTACGCCCTACGACAATCCGCCGCCGCACCCTGAGCACCATTACGAATAGACACTACGGGATACTTGTCCCCGAACATCTGGTATGCAGACAGTGCATCCATCTCTCCTTCCACCACAGTTATGTACTGCCCACCTGAAGGGAAGAGGTGTTGACCGAATAGACCAGCACGTTTCCAGTCCCCTTCGATGCTGAACTTCTTCTCAGGTGTGCGCTTTTTAACTGCAGTTAATTCGCCATCAGCTGTGTGATATCCAAAGTGTACCTCGTCACCATACAGAGTAGTGGAGTACCTCTCCATTGTACGTGCATCGAGACCCCTCTCCTGATAGCTCCTAGATTGCCCTCTAAGCTCCATTACAGGAACCCTTGGGGTTGGTACCCGATAGTCGTTAATGTCGCTCACAGAGCCTCCTGCGCTGTCTGGTGAGGGGGTAAACGTAGCACATGCGAAACAGTAGCTCGACCCATCTTCATTGTAGGACAACGCATCACTAGATCCACAATCATTACACTTCTGGTGTAGCTCCACAAAAGCCATCAATGCACCTCCTGACTAGTACCGAAACGAGAAAGGTAACGAGACTCTAGTTGCTTATCATCCATCGCTTCAAACTCCATCGCAAAAAGATTAAACAACATGTTCATTGCCTCCATGTAGTTGATGTTGTACATATGATCTTCAGTTAACTCTTCAATCATACGAGTACGTTCTGCTTGTTCCATGTTATCTCCTATTTAAATAGTAATATGTATTAGTAATACTTAATACTAATGCATAGTACTTACTGTATAGACTATATAGATTAGTATACCACACTACGCTTTCTTTTGCCAATGGATTTGTCGGCACTATTACCTCTTGATTTACTGCGCGGTTTGTGCGTCTTAACATATCGGCGTGTATTCCTTGCCATACCTTTCCTCCTTCTCGTCGTTAATATGATCCAAGAAAGCACGTAGCTTACCTGAACGTTTGAGCTTTTGCAGCGCTTGGTACTCAATGTTACGCACCATCTGACGACTGATACCTAGCTCATCAGCAATCTCTTGGTGTGTCATGTAGTACGTAAGATAACTACCCTTCTTCGGCACTGTCACGCTCCTCTTTGTACTTGGAGATATCGTCCTCGTGATACTCCTCTGCATAGTCCCAGATACAACGGTCACCTTCCCAATAGTCTTGGTAGTCGTCGTGCCATACTTCCCACTGTTCGCGTCCCATAATAAATCTCCTATTACCCGAACCTAATTACTTTACATGCTCAACAATAACCTGCGTGGTGCCACGCTTGTAGCATAGTAAACAATCCATACACTTCTGTCCAGTGCAGTTAGCTTCCCCATCGTACGACTCAGACACGTTGTTGAATACACGGTCGAACCCACGTGGTGGAGATGACATCACGTTATCTATTGTCGGATTACTATAAACAAGAATCATATTATCAGGTACATGATGCAGATTCTTACGCACAATACCCACACGCTTAGTCCACAAAGCAAAGGTAGAATGCTTGTTGTCGTCAGCTATCGCACATAAATTACGGAAGTGCTGCTCATTTATTAGCTCTCCATGCCCATGAAACCGCACGAATGCACCGGAGGTACGAGGCAGAATGAACTCAGCATCACTCGCAAGTACGTCACTATTCCTCTGGAACGCTGGTTGGCAGTTCTTCCTATAACTAGAAAGCATACTCATGCTGTAGCACTTTCCGCATATCTTGTCGGCATCGGGTCTACTAGACTCTTTGATACAGAACGGGTTCGTCGCTGTGTTGGTATTGATTGCTTGTATACCGTCCAGCTTACCCGTCATCTTACTTACACTAACGGTCGGGATCATACACCACCTCCTCTCTGATTACACGGCACTCCTCGCCGTCCTTGATATAACTATCGCAAAAATACTTTGCATTGTCAAGCGTGGAGTTGTACGAAGAGCCGTCACTATCACGCTCCTCCCACTCCCACGTCTTACGATTAAACCTCTGCACTACATACCATGTATCAATCATTTACACCTCCACATCATAGACCTTGGTGGTCTCTTCATCTTCATCACGGAACACCTGCACATCATCCTCGTTCCAGTCAATAGAACAATCCAACTCGTTGATAGCGAAGTCCATAGCAGCTTGCTCCGCATCATCCTCATCACGAGCCTTGACATTGACACGGCGACTGACAGTGATAGTCACATCGAACACGTACACATGCTCCTTCATCTTGTCATGGATCTCATCCAGCTTCACTACTGCATCGTGAAGTAATACCTCTAGCTCCTCGAACTCAGTGTTAATCGGACTGTTAACCACATCGTACTCAATGGCACTACGTATCGTATTGATGCGCCGACGATGCTCCTCTACTTCTTCCCTGCTGGTTAATAAATAAGTACTCATAACTACTACTCCTCACCAAATGAATCACGACACTCGTCGCACATATACGCTCCCGTCTTGTTACCAACGAGAACCTCCCTCGTACTGGCATCCTCATCATCGAAGATGTCCTGTACAAACCTGTCAGTACAAAGATACCAACCCCATGAATCTGTGTCAACCACACGACTGTGCACACTCTTACACAACAGACATGTAGCCGACACTTTAGTTTTGCTGAACAGATCCACTACTTCTCCCATAGTACTTCTCCATTAGTTCTTCCACGTTATCGTGCCAACACGACACACAGATGCAGTCACCGTTGTCCTCTTGGTACACATCCTTCTCATTGCGAAACCACTCATCGCACACAACACACTCAAAGACCATAGACATCAGAACATCTCCTCCGCCATCTCTAGCATCATCTCAATCTCATCAGGACTACTCCACTCATCAGGGTACGGTGACATATCCTGCGCTGTTCGTATCAACTCCATCATCTCAGGTGAATAGATAGGGCTGTGCTTACACGTAAGTAGTGGCGGCTCGTAACCAAACGCACCACACCCATGTTTTAAGAACAGCTTGACAGCATCCTTGTATGACGCTCCCTCCACATCATGAAGCTCGTCATGATCCCACGGTTCACCACAATACCTACAATGAATATCCATTGTCACTCCTCCTATGAATTAACACGACCATCAGGTTCGATGCATAACCACATACCACACCACTTAACAACAACAGCAGGATCACACACCATCGGCTCAACCGTACGCCTAAACGTACGATACGACATACCTTGATCAGACTGTCTCCACTTCCGCAACAACGCCTGTTGCTGATTCTTAGTCAATGCAATCATTAGTCAAACCTCCCAACACGTTGATTACCTACGCTGTCCTTGATGCCGAATATCGAATAAGGATACGCCCACATCGTCCACCCGTTGAAGTCAACACGAGCGAACGGCTCCATCTTCTCATGCTCATTGTGGTACACACCATCGTCGTCGATGTCACCCTTCCAATGATCACTGAAGCCGCCCCATTGATACAAGCTGTTCATCTCATCAGCTACTGTACTGATACCGCCACCTTCGAACCTAGCCGCTACAACACCACGACCAAAGAACTCAGGGACGATGCCCAACCACTCACGATCAGCACGATCGTCGAAATATTGAATCATCATAATATTAACTCCAGTTAATTTGTAGGACATAGCATGATCACCATACGTCGCCTGACGGCAACACACCACACCACACTATGTACCTATTATCTCCTAAATGAGAATCATTGTCAAATAGGATTTCAGGCATAAAAAAACCGCTCTTTCGAGCGGCTGAGGTGTTACGGTGTAGGCGGGTCTTACAATGTCTCGTTGATGATCGCTTTGATCTCATCGTTGGTGTAACCATTCTCATGGGCTTTTTGAACGAACTCGCTCAGTAGGTGGCGCAGTGCTGGTGCATCGCTAGCGAGTGGCTCTGATTCTGATTCAGTCTCCGGTGATGGTTCTGACTGATCAGCTGTCTCAGTCTCTGCTGTTTTTGGTGCCAGCTTCTCGTATAGTTCAGTGAGTCCGCTAGCATCCTTCGCCATCGCCTTGACTAGTTTCTGGCCGTCAGCTGGTGACTTGAGTCCGTGCCAGTCGTTCAGCTTTTTGTCGGTCGCTGTCCA